AAAAGTTGCTCGTATCCCGCTGCACGGCTGGCAAACGCTCCTCGATGTTTTTGAGCATCAGGTTGTACTCTGGCTTTTTGATCTCCAGAGCGGTCTGCATATTGCTGATGATTAGATCATTTGACACTGTTTTTCTCCTTTTTAACTTTGTGTAACTGGTGATGCGGTAGGCTCGCCTTTAGCTTGCCCTTGCTGCGTGAGTGTCCAAACACCTTCGTAGCGCGGCATTACTGCACCCCGCCGTTTCCGTTAGACAATGCTGTGTTATAACCAGTAGCTATTGTTAAATCACCAAAATCAGTTGCATTTCCAGTTGAATTAATAGTTACATAATCAATAATATTTAAATAAGTTCCTCCTGAATTTGCACCCCCTCCAAAAAGGGCCCTAGTATCTGAAGAACAACTTGCACACGCGCTTCGTGCAACAGTTAAATCACCAAAATCTATTGCATTGCCGGTTGACGCAATAGTTACATATTCAATTGTATTTAATGTATAACTTATCCAACCAGAAAATAAACCTCTTGTTGAATTAGCTGAACTTCCAATTATTGTTGATTCAATACTTAAATTACCAAAATTAGTTGCGTTACCAGTAGTTGAAATAGTTACATATTGAATTGAACTTAAAATAACGGCGCCAGTTTCTCCACCAGCAAATAAACCTCTTGTATTTGATGAACATGATGCTAAATACAATCGGTTGTTACTAAGCTTTCCAAAATTAGTACTATTTCCTGTTGAGGCAATTGTTACATAATCAATTGATGATGTTCGAGTTGATCCTGTAAAACCACCAGCAAACAACCCCCTTGTATCTGAATTGCATCCAGCCAATCCATATCTTCCCGGTGTTAAATCTCCAAAATCTGTTGCATTACCGGTTGATAAAATTGTTACATAATTAATTGTATTGTTTGTGCCTGAACTTGACCCTGCAACTAATCCTCTTGTTGACGAAGCACAAGAACCTAACGCATAACCTTTTTGATTTTGAGTTAAATCTCCAAAATATGTTGCGTTTCCGGTTGAAGCAATTGTTACATAACTAATTAAATTTGATTCAACTGTGGTTTCTCCGGCAGCAAATAAACCTCTTGCATTTAATGCGGGTGTAACGCTATTACTTGCACCGCTTAAATCGCTTGGGCCATAAGCATTAACTGCATAAACACTAAATGTGTATGAAGTACCGTTTGTTAAACCAGTAACCGTAATTGGTGAAGTTGTACCTGTGCCAGTTATGCCGCCGGGACTAGAAACAGCAACGTAACTTGTAATTGGTGCGCCACCTACATTTGTAGGCGCAGTAAAAGCTACTGTTGCGCTACCTTCTCCAGCAGTCGCAGTACCAATCGTAGGCGGATTAGGAACCAGTAACGGGTTGTAGGTTGCCGTGATGATTCCGCCTAAATAGCGCTGGCTCATTACTGCACCCCTCCGTTTTGACTTGAACAGCCGGCTAATCCATAACCGGTTGCGGCAGTTAAACTGCCAAAACTTGTTGCATTTCCAGTGGTTGATATGGTGATATAAGAAATTGCACTTGTATAAGCATTGGTGTATCCGCCACCAAACAACCCTATTGCTGGTGCCACTGGAGTAACGCTGTTACTTGCGGCGCTTTCTGGGCCATAACCCAGCACGTTTCCTGCGGCTACTGTAAAGATATACGACACCCCATCAGTTAAACCTGTAACCGTAATCGGAGATGTAGAGTTAGTCGCTGTAATGCCATCAGAGACTTGCTGGAGAGTCCATACGCCGGAGTACGTTGGCATTACGCAAGACCCCCATGACCATTAGAACATGCTCCAGCAGTTACTGGGTTATATAACAAATCACCAAAATCTGTAGCATTTCCTGTGCTTGCAATAGTTACATATTGCATAACATTCAAATAAGTATATGATGGCGCACCTAATAAACCGCCACAAATTACTGCTCTTGTTGAAGAAGAACAAGACGCTGTATATGCAGTTTGACTTATTAAATCACCAAAATCTGTAGCATTACCAGTTGAAGCAATTGTAATGTAATCAATAATGTTGTAAACAGGGTCAAAACTTGCCGTTGAACCACCAGACATTATTCCCCTTGTTGAATTTGACGCCCCAGAAAGATTAACCCTTGCAACAGTTAAATTCCCAAAATTTGTTGCATTGCCAGTCGTTGCAATAGTTACATAATCAATTGTATTTAATTGCGTACTGGAATTGTCCCCACCGGCTGCTATTCCTCTTGTTGACGATGAAAACCCTGCGCTAAAACGCCTATTTGAACTTAATGTTCCAAAAGTTGTTGCGTTTCCGGTTGAAGCAATTGTGATATAAGAAATTGTTGATGTAGATGTATTTTGTTGTCCACCAGCAAAAATTCCTCTTGTTGATGAACCAAAACCAGCAGCAGCTTGTTGAGGAACAACTAAATCTCCAAAATCAATTGCATTTCCAGTTGTGTCAATTGTTACATACTCTAAAACATTTGTTGCAGCCCCATTTGTTCCTTTGCATGCAAACACACCGCGAGTTGTCGATGCACATGCAGACGCATAAACAAATGCGCCAGAAAAATCTCCAAAATCTGTTGAGTTTCCTGTTGTCTCAATTGTTATGTAATTAATTGAATTTAAATTTCCTGAAGAAGTTTCTCCGCTACCAATTACACCCCTTGTTGCACCAGATGGAGTAACGCTATTACTTGCCGCACTCTCCGGGCCATACCCCAGCCCATTACCAGCCGCAACAGTAAACGTATAAGACGTTCCGTTAGTCAGCCCTGTGACCGTAACGGGAGATGTCGCGCTAGTACCTGTAAGCCCACCTGGAGTTGACGTAGCCCGGTAGTTAGTTACTGTTGGGTCGCTGATTCCGGTAAAGGTTATTGTGGCCGACGCATCACCAGCAGTAGCTGTTCCTATAGCGGGCGCACTTGTGGGGTGTACCGGCCAGTTACCGTTTGCTGTTGCATCAGAAACCTGGCTTAGTGTCCACACGCCGGAGTAATTTGGCATTATTGGACCCCTCCATTAGCACTTGACAATCCAGATGCTAGAGAAAACGATTGTATTAAATCACCAAAATTTACTGTATTACCAGTTGTAGCGATTGTTACATAAGTCATTTTTGATGCTAATGTACCGCTATTACCTCCAGCATTTACCGCCCTAACTGGGCTTGCAGCAGCAGCAGATCGTCCGTTGTAATCTGATAAATCTCCAAACCCAACTGAATTTCCTGTTGTTGCAATTGTGATGTATTGGATTTTACTTCCCCAAACACTTCCGGTATCACCACCAAAACAGATTGCCCTTGTTGAATTTGAAGCGCTTCCAATGTATCCAGCGGCATCTTGTAAATTACCAAAATTTGTTGAATTCCCTGTCGATGCAATAGTTATATATTCAACGCTAAAAAGATAAGAACCATTAAATCCGCCAATAAATAAACCTCTTGTTGGTGACGAGCAAGATGATATTTGATTAATTCCAGTACTTAAACTTCCAAAATTAGTTGCGTTTCCAGTAGATGCAATCGTTACATAGTCAATTACTGCGGAATAACCAGTTGTAAATCCACCACCAAAAACACCCCTAGTAGATGAGTTGCAACCTCCCAAACCAAATCTTGACGCACTTAGGTTTCCAAAGCTAGATGCGTTACCCGTTGTTGCAATAGTTACATAGTCGATTGCTGATTCATGACTTATTCCACCTGCAATCAAACCTCTTGTTGTGCTTGCTGCTGAAGCATTTGCATAACTTGTTGTTACCAAATCTCCAAAATCAGTTGAATTAGATGTTGTTCCTATGGATATGTACTGCATTACATTTAATGACGATCCACTAATTCCTCCAGAAAAGATTGCTCTAGCTGCTACTTCTGGAGTAACGCTGTTGCTTGCAGAACTCTCTGGCCCATATCCAAGTGCATTTCCAGCTGCCACAGTAAATGTGTACGCTGTTCCATTGCTTAGGCCAGATACAGTGATCGGTGATGCCGAGCTGGTACCGGTAAACCCACCAGGGCTTGATGTTGCTCGATAGTTGGTTACGGTGGTGTCGCTAATGCCAGTAAATGCTACGGTAGCTGACGCTTCGCCCGCAGTCGCAGTGCCAATCGTTGGAGCTGTAGTCGGCGGTCCAGGCCAGTTACCTGTACCTTTCGCCAGCGCTTGCTCAGTTAGATTCCAAACTCCGTTGTACGAAGGCATTATGAAAGCCCTCCATGAGCATTAGAACAAGCCGCTAAAGAATACGAAGGGATAGTCAAATCGCCAAAGTCAGTGGCATTTCCGGTGGATGCAATGGTTACATAATCCAATACATTTATCGCATTATTGTCGGTACCACCTCCAAATACACCAATTGTTGTACTTGAACATGCTGCAAGACTTTCTCTTGATACAGTTAAATTACCAAAACTAACAGAATTGCCAGTGCTTGCTATGGTTATATAACTTATTGCACTTGTAAGTGAACCCGTATTACCTCCGCCCCATAAGCCACGTGTTGACGATGAACATCCTGCTAATGATGCCGTTGCCGTTGCTAAAGAACCAAAACTAACCGCATTTCCAGTCGATCCAATTGTTACATAATCCATGACGCTACTTGGGCCAAAACCTCCTGCAAACACTCCGCGAGTTGACGATGAGCATCCAGCAAGTCTTTGACGAGCTGTAGTTAAATTTCCAAACGTTGTTGCGTTTCCTGTCGATGCAATTGTTACGTAATCAATTAAATCGGTTGTTGCTATTGCTGCTGTTAAACCTCCAGCAAATAGCCCTCTGGTTGACGACGAACACGCTCCTAATTGCCTTCTTGAAACAGATAAACTTCCAAAATTGGTTGAATTTCCAGTTGTATCAATTGTTATGTAATTAATGGTCCCTACAGTTCCGCCAGCAAAACCGCCGCCAAACAATCCTCTGGTTGATGACGAGCAACTAGCAAGCTGATAATTTGCTGCAGACAAATCTCCAAAATCCGTAGCATTTCCTGTTGTACTCAAACTAATATATTGAATTACATTAGTTACTCCAGAAAGGTCATTGCCTCCTCCAAAAACTCCACGTGTTGGGTCATTTGGAGTAACACTGTTACTTGCAGCGCTAAAATCGCTGGGCCCGTAGGCGTTGATCGCTAAGACCTGGAACGTGTATGACACTCCGTTAGTCAGGCCAGTGACCGTAATCGGGGATGTTGTGTTGCTTCCCGTAATCTGACCTGGAGTCGAAACCGCTGTGTAAATACTTATCGCTCCACCACCAACGTTAGATGGCGCAGTAAACGACACCGTAGCCGATCCATTACCAGATGTAGCAGGCTCTATTGTTGGAGCATTAGGGACGAGCAGCGGGTTATACCCAGGCCGAACGAACCCACCAGGATAGCGGAAGCTCATTATCGGCTCTTAGTTAATTTCTTCCCAGCTTGCCGTAACCACCAGATCGCTTGCCGTTCCAGCAACCGCCCCGATGGACTGATCTTCCTTTAAATAAATGCTGGTTGTCTTATCGATCACAATCAACGAAGCATCGTTAGGCACCGCTACTGTTGATACAAGCGGATAAGCCGTACCGCCCAGAGCTGCAGCGGAGTACACGTTTATTGTGATGTTGGCTGGGACGACACCGTCAACGTTAGCCACAACCAATGAGTTAATTTTGAACACTTTGCCACTCGAAGCGGCGTTGCTAACAATGCTAGTCGCACTGGTTGATGTCAGCGACACCAACGCATTATTGCCATATATGGCCGCTACGTTGATGATGTTTGGGTTTGCCACGATTTGCTCCTTATAACCCGTAGATCATGGATAAAACGATGCCTCTGCCTTCGTAGACAGCCGCGCTAGCAGGATAAGTTACAAATACGTCTTTTGTGCCAGCAGAGAAGTCTACCTTGGCACCACTACTTGATGACGCCAAGACTGTGTCCCTGCTAAGTGTTGTGCCGCTTGACGTATATGTTCCAATGCCGACCTCCCACTGACTTCCGCCAGCGATTGTGTAATAGGTCGTATTTCCATTCCCAACCGCTGCAAACGATTGGAAACCGGTAGCGGCCCCCAAAAGGGTAGCCGTACCGGTGCCAGTTACCGCTGTTGTCTCTTTGACTCGATCAGCAATAACAAGAGCCATGATGGTTCCTTAAGCAATCCGGATGATTGCGGTGGAAGCCGTAGGCGCAGGAAACTGAATCTGGAAGTCACCAGAAGAAACCTGCTGGTCACCACCAAAGCTCAAAATCGCGCAAGACGGGTTGCCGCTGGCGCTGCTGTTATAGATGATCCCGCCGCAAGTGGTAAACGTTGCAGAGGTCCAGGTGTAATCAGCAAAGTCGCAAACTGCGGTCGTACCGTCAGAAGTCGGGGTAACCGAGGTCAGCGTTGCGCCACCAGTGGTGTAGCCGTTACCGTTTGCCAGCTCATCTGAGTTGGAAGTCAGAGTGTTGTAGCTCGTGGTAGCAGCGTTGTAGGTTCCTGTTCCAGCTGCGGTAGCTTTCATCAGGGCCAGTTTAAAAGTATTACCAGTCGAAGCGGTGAAGTTATGCACCGCACGAAGGATCTCCACCTTAAACGAGGTGGGCATTGCTGTAGTTACTGAAATAGGCATTTTAATTCTCCAAAAGTTTGGTTAATTCAGGATGTCCCGCATCGCGGAGACGGTTTACAAGCGTAGTTTTGTTGGAGTTAATACATTGATGCCCGTATCTCACCAACACACTACGAATTTGGTCTTTGAAGGCTTCCGCCTGATCACGAATGGCGGGGTGCGAATTGCTACCGACATAAATGATCTGATTCAAAGCTGAGTCAGCCAGCTCTTCCGGGGTAAAACCACGGCCAGAAACGGTTGACGCTCGAATTTCTCCCAACAGCACACCACCTACGGATGAAATCATTACATAACCCTCACTTTTGGTTGTCCATCACGATAAGCATCTGTACGCAGTTTGCCATCACCAAGGTTCTTCAGAAGTGCAATTGCCTGGGAATAACGTTCTTGATACAGAGTTACTAGATCCTGCTCTCCCTTCATGAAGGTGATTGCTTCCACCATCGCTCCGGTAAACAGGGCTAAATCAAACTCAGTCCCAAGCCAGGTCGTTCCAGCTGTAACAATAGACTCCGGATAGTAACCGTAGTGGAGTTCCATCTGATACACCTGATCCGGCGTGGGACCAAGAATGAATGAGTTTTCATCAAAGTAAGAGTAATGCGTTGGTTTGGCAGTGTAATTCGGGTTAGGAAACGCCTGCCGCAGGTAGTTAACGTCTTTATTAAGCAGATACAGATAATCATTCGTTACCGGATCAATCACCGCTAACGAGTAGCTGTACAGAAAGTCCGAAGGCATGGCCAAGTACTTGTTGTTGGCCGATGTCGTACCAATCACATTTCTGCGCAGCGCCGGAATCTGGACGCTGTTGTAAATGCGCTGTTCAGCTAACTGGGTAAACGTAGCGTATTCGGTCTCTGTGAAAGTGTTTTCACAGTAATCCGCTATGTTTTCCTTGAGTTCTGTATAGTTCATTTAGCCCATCTTTGTGCTGTGTTTGGTCGATTTGGTAGCTGCACCAGTCCCGCGAGTCTTCTGGGTCTGGGTGCTAGGAATATCGTTGGGATATCCGTTGTTACCAGTATCGGCCTGCGAATAGTCCTTTGGCTGAGTGTACTTGCCAATAGGATCTTTGGTCTCCGAAGAGAAGTAATTGAACTTATCGGTATCCATATTAGATCCCCGTTTTACGTACTTTACGAACCGGAGCCATTTGATTGGCAACTTTTGCCAGTCCACGGCCCAGCTTCTTCATCTCAAGGTTGGTTTTGCCACCAGCGCGGTAACCTTTGCCGTGCATCCGTTTCTCGTGGCCTTTGACCTCGGACTTGGCGATCTGCCTCACCGCCTTGGTTGTCATCTTTTCCATTTACCGCTCCTACGTAATGTTGATTGTTACTTGCCCTATACCACCAAAACCAACCACCTGACCTATTGCAAACGTATCTCCAGGTTCGATGGGTCCAATCTGTAGCTGTATCGTCAAAGAACGGCTCTGTGGGTAACCGGGGAAATCTGGTCTCGGGTTCCGCAGCGCCTGGGGGTCATCGACCGGATACATTCCAAGCTGCAGCTGCGGCTGATCCGGATTCCAGCACTCCGGGCAAGCCAAAATATTTACGTTCTTTGTCTTAATTACAAGCTGTGACAGCTCCTTAAGTTTGTATCTAAATCCACAGATATCGCACTCCGATATCGCCCACTTGCCACTAGCAAACCTGTTACCCATGTCACGATGCCGATCCTATGAAGTACTGGCGCGGCACAAACCGGTCTGCTGCTTTCTCCCGATCTTCGCCTGCTGCCAAAGTCCAAGCTTCATCATAGGCCGCCTTTAGCATCGGCAACCGGTCCGTCCCTTCCGGTATTTTCATCGCAATGAAGTATGCAAGTCCAGCGACAAAACAGTTAAAAAACCGCCAGGGGATATCAAACGTATTTACACCGTTTCCAGCGTCCTGAATCCGGCGCATCCGCCAGTAAACAAACTGGTAAAACGGGCTGCCCTGGGTGCCCTGATCCGGGGTTGGCCATACCGTAATCTTGGGGTAGGCCGTAGCACCAGGAGAATAGTCACTGGTGGCCGGGTAAGCCTGCCCGGTCATACGCTGTACCCAGACCTGAATGGGCCGCGCCTGGGCCAATTTATTGGGGATTGTGGCGTATGTAGAGGAGCTGATCCGGGTGATGGTCAGGTCGTTCTGGGTGGATTCATAGCCAGCCCCAGTACGGATTACATGGTCCAGCAGATCCACTGTATCTACTGGTAAGTTGTAAGTATTGACGCCCTGCAGCAAATTAATGGTGCCTTGCTCAATAGTAAACAGGTTAATACCACGGTTGCCCCACTCAGCCAGCATCAGGTTGATGCTTCGACGGGCCGTGCGCAGATCATAGCCAGAACGCATCTCACGGCCAGCCCGCTCAAACGCCTCCTCGCACATCTCATTGAGATCTGGATTAAATAGGTTCGTGCCGGAAGTCGTCATGTCACTTTCCTGTGTCTGGCGGTTTTGGCTGCGATGGACTTAGGCTGGGAGACGAACTGCTTTCCTGCTGCTCGACCGGCTCGTTTTGCCCTGGTAGTGGCAGCGTACTCTTGCGGAGAAAGCGCCTTGATGGCGCTGGCTGGGAGGTATCTTTCCCCCGTCGCCTTACTTCCCTGCGTAGATGGTTTGCCACTTTTAGTCTGCCACTTTTGATCAGTCCACGACTTTAGGCTTCTCTGCGATTTTCTTAAACTCATTCCATCTCTCTCGCTGTCTAATTTTCCTAAAGTCATCTGCCGTTGAAATAAGCCAATCAAATACGTTTCCGTCGTTTTGCCGGTCGTAAACAGGGAATCTAATCCTTGTATCCGCCTCCAGCTTTTTTGTACTTTGCTGCCAGTAACTGCGCTTTACGCGCCGACCACTGCCCAGGCGCTCCTCCCTTTCCACCAGCTTTAACACTTTCGAAGAGACGCTTGCGCATTCCGGGTTTCGTGTAGTTTCCGGCTTCATTGACTCTACTAACCTTTCCGCCCTCGGCATACATAGAAAACTTATCGCCATCCTTGCGGATGCCGGTTTTTGCTTTGGGCATTTTGGAGGGGGCGATTGCCCCCATTCCTCGGCTAGCTCTCATCTCAGCAGGCCTTGCCGCCGCCCATCATCTTGACCATCTTGCCCCGGGTCTTGCCCTTGATCTCGATGCCGCCGCCACGAGCATAGCCTTTGGCCTTGCCACCTTTTTTCATGGCAGCCATTTCGCCCATCTCATGCTTAACCATTGATTTGGGAGCTCCCTTTTTCTTCATGAACTCCACTTCTTTCTTAACCATCGTCTTAGACTCTTTCATGTCGCCACCTTTCTTCATACCCATATTGCCCATTTGGGTTGACGTAAACTTTTGTTTAGGAAGACCTGCTTTCATTTTTTGCCTCGCTTCTTTGACATACCAGCCTCACTCAGGCCGATTGCTATAGCCTGCTTGGGGTTAGTAACCTTTTGACCAGAGGAAGACTTAAGCTTCCCCGCCTTAAATTCACGCATGACCTTTTCAACCTTCTTAGGTCCCTTGGCTTTCATATCATCCTTCCCCGAGTTTTGCCGCGCTGAGCACAGCCATCCGCACGGGCAGAAGCAGAGCTAACTTTTCCACCTTTTTTGTAGTTCATGCCACGGCCAAGTTCACGTGTCAGCTCAGACATATCGTCTTCTGATCGACGCGGACGAGCAGTCAGGCGCTCAATTGCCTCAATACCAGGAGAAGCCAGCTCAGTTGCACGTTTAACTGCCCCACGCAACGGCCCCATACCGCCTTCGGTATCAACCTTCATCCCACGCATTTGGCGCAGGCGCTTTGCCAGGGGAGCAACCTGCTCCTCTTCCATTTCTTCAGCAATCATTCGAGCTGGTGTGCGCGGCATCATTTACCCCTTTTGATAAAGGCCATCAATTTTGTTTTCAAGGCGGTTAAACCTTGCGTCAATGTGTTCCATAATTTTTGCAATTTGAGCTTGAGTGACGTTATCACGTGCCACCTCCTCGCGTGTTTTGTTTAAAAGAATGTTGAGCCGCTGTATCTCGGATGCCTTCTCGTGCCCCATGTAGGCCAAGATTCCGATCAGCGTGGTCAACACCATGTTCCAAAGCATCATCTCCATGTCAGCACTTCCAAGCCCTAAGAGATTTATTAATACGTGAATCTGGATCATTGGCCGTCTTGGCCGATGTCAGCTTCTTCTTCATGCCAGTCATCCTGGCGCAAAAGGATTTCTTACGTGCTCCGCCCTCTGGCTGCGGTGCTTTTAGCCCTGGCTTACCTGGATTAGCAGCGTTATAAGAAGCGCGTCCCTTGGCGTTCAAACCGCCCTTGGGATTCTTGCCTTCTTTACGTTGCCATGCAGGAGTTTTAGCCATTACGCAGCCTCTTTGGCGGAATCGACCGGGCGCAGCCTGGGATAGAGATACTCTTCCCCAAACGAACCCTCAAATTCATGCAGTCCCATGTGACCAAGCTTGATTGTTGGATCAATCCAGACCGTAAATCCTGCCTGTCGGGCCCGCTCACAGAACACAAAGTCTTCGCCCATGTAGCCTTCTTCTTGGCTTAGGTGGAAGTCAAAGTACGCCACCATTTTGTCCTGGTGATTGTGATCAAAATACTCCCACTCCGGGTGCTCGGCTTTGAGCTGCTCAAATACCTTGCGCTGGATCATGATGAACCCAGTTCCAACGCGCTTGGCTTTAACCAGGCCCATTGAATCCATCATGATGTTTCCATCTTCATCGCTATCCAGCATGGAGAAGTAAACCTTCTCCTTTTTCCTGGCGCATCCAATCCCGGCCACAATCGGTCGGATCTGATTAAACGCCAGGAGGCGGAAAATATCATCTGCATTGATGATCATGTCCGCATCAACCATCAGCAAGTGATCGCAATCGGACTCCAAAAACATCTTGGCTATGCTGTTTCGAGCTCGTGACACCACGGAACATCCAGAAATGTTGCCCATCTGGACGTTAATCCCGTGTGCCTGAGCCTTAACACAGAACTCAGCCAATGAAATGGCTAGCTTGACGCTGATTTTAAAGTCATACGCAGGAAGGCCAATGAAGACCTTCTTTCCAACCAAATCATAGGACTGTTCCTGTTGCATTTTTTCTTATCCGTAGTAAACAGTTGCTACAACGCTATTTTCTAAGTAAATACGAATACCAGTCCGGGCCAGGATTCCCTCGCCAGGGATGATATTGAAGACATCATTTGCCGTCGTAACCTTGCTAATGACTAGAACGTCGTTGTAAACGGTGGCCACTCCGGAAGCATCCCCGGCATTGGTCACAGTTACAGTGAACGTGTTGGCATCAGTAACAGTTACCACTTGGTAAAAGTTGTCTGTTGGGTTTGTTCCGCCTGACCAATCGATATACGCCCACTCACCAACGATTAAACCGTGGTTAGGAGCTGTAACCGTTGCCGTGGTAGTTACTCGGGTGTATGTTCCGGCGATTGATGAATCGTCGTACATCCCAACAACACCTGGGCTTGTCGTTGCCGAGCCAAACAAAAACGCTTTTAGCCGGGTCCGAAACGGTAGGATTAAGCCAGACGTAGTCGCATATTGCGATTTAACGTCATATTGCATGGAAGGCATTTTGGCCCCCTATTAAGCTACAACTGCTAAGCCAGTTTTGATATCAATCCAAGAGGAACCTTTACCAAAACATACCGTTCCAGCATTAGTGTTAGCGTTTGACACATAGATCAAAGCGCCAACAACCACTGGAGGAAGAGTTGTGGTGGTATAAGCATTCAGCGTGGGAGTTCCGGAAACGTTACCGGTTACATTGCCAGTTACATTGCCAATAAAGCCGTTGTCAGACGCAACTGGGCCGGAAAAGGTAGTACGTGCCATGAGAAATTCTCCGTGTAGTAGCACATCCCCGTACCGTCTCTACTAAGTCTGCTAGGCCAGTCAGTACAGGTAAGAAAATCCTAGTCCTGATAAATCATACAGCTAAATGTAAAAAAGGGAAGAGATTTCTCTCTTCCCCTTTCTGCCTAAATTAGGCTGCTCCAGGAGAGCCGAACATCCCGAGGGGGTCCGACCAGCCAAAGCTATAACGCTCACGAGCCTTGTAACGGACGTTACCGGTGTCGAAGTCGCCGTCCATGCTGTTCTGCAGCGGAGTACGGACAAAGTGCTTCATACCATTGGGAACGTCAGTCGTCAGGTACCAACCGTTCGTATCCGTCAAGAAGTGGTTAACTGTGTAACCCTCGGGGATAGAACCGTTGTTCTTGATCGCGTTGATGTCGTTGTCGGCAGTAGCCACACGAAGCTCGGTCTCAAGCAGACGGGTCGCCACGAACATGAGTGCGGGCGGAACAATCAGCTTGCGGGGCTTGGCGGCGATCAGCAGACCACGCTCATCAGTCCAGCCAGCGATCTGAATAACGGCGGCCTCAAGGGAGGTCTCGTTCAGGTCGGCTGGGGTCTGCGGCTCATTGGAGTTCGTGCCACCAGAAACCAGGGGGTGATCAGTAGCAAACAGAGGTTTGCCGTCACCGCCGGTGTAGTTGGCAGAGAATCCATTGTTGAGCACGTTTGCGGCTTTAACTTGTTTGGTATAAGCCATAGCACGAGCCAGAGCCTTGGTATAGCGCGATGACAGGGAGTCATAGAGGTTGTCCTCAATTGCCTCTTCCGTGATCGAGAAGCCCAGGGCGATAGTCTCGTGGTTGTAACGTGCGGTCCAAGCTTCCTGCGCATTGTCATAAGCAATGGCAGCGCCTTCGTTCTTCACCGGAGCGGCGGAGAAGCCAGACAGCTTGGTTTC